CAACAAATCAAATGGTAGTAAGACTACCAACCACTTTACGATTTTGGAAAGTTCCCAATTTCGTAACTTTTTCAAGCTGCCGAATGACAAGTTGCAGGCGCTTTTTGCGCACACGACTCATGGAAATTCGGAAATCTACACCTCACCACTGTGGGGATTGTCTGATTGCAAGGACAATGACGAGAAACTCAAGAAGTTTCAAACCATCGTGGACGGATGGAAGGAGATCCTAGAGGATTCAGGACTCAATGAGGAGTGGCCTTCTCTCATGGAATTTGAGAATGACCTGCTCGAAAAGGTCGGGCCCATGTCAATCCAGAAGCCTCTTAGTGAGCGCTGGGATGACATTGCCTCTTACTATGATTCCATCCTCCTGGATTCGGAACCCGTTGATGACAGGGCAATTAAGGCAGTAGTCGACGAGTTCTCTCAGGTGCGGGGCCTGAGATTGCGTTCACAAGAGAAGACGCTCGAGAAAATGAAGAAGTCAACGAGCGCCGGAGCTCCTTTTATGGGAAAGAAGCGCGATCACTTGGATGTATGTCCATGTGAGTTGCAAAGCAATGCTTTGTATAGTAGCAGAGCTCCCAAAGATAAGGGGTTCTTTTTCATTCCAGAAGTCTATTATTGGAAATTGCATGAAACCTGGCCAGCAACAGCTGTCTTAGGATGGCGTGGACAGGAAGGCGGTCCTTTAATGGATGACACGAAGCAGAGGGTTATATGGATGTTTCCCTTTGGCGTGAATTTATGCGAACTACAATGGTATCAACCTTACATTGAAGCGTGCCAGCGCTTTGATCTAGTTCCTGCCTGGGTAAGCATGGATGATGTTGACATCCACATTACCGCACTATTTGATACCAAGGGGCCAGATGATCTTGTAGTTTGCACTGACTTCTCAAAATTTGACCAGCACTTTAACTTTCACATGCAGCAAGCCGCATACAAAGTTATGTATCAGCTCCGACAGGAGCAGGATGATGATACCCAAGACTGGTTCACTGATGGTCCCTTTGACGCCAAATACAGCATTCCCCTTGCTGTGGATGAAGGCGTTATTCTGGTAGGCAAACACGGGATGGGTTCGGGATCCGGTGGAACTAACGCCGATGAAACGACCGCCCATCGAGCCTTACAGCATGAGGCTGCGCTCAGGTCTAATGCTGTGCTAAATCAACATTCACAGTGTAATGGAGATGATGGGGTGCTCTCTTTTCCAGGTATCACTGTGGAAAAGGTTATCCAAGCATACACTTCTCACGGCCAAGAAATGAATCCCGATAAGCAGTATGCAAGGACACAGGACTGCGTGTATCTGCGGCGGTGGCACCATACAAATTACCGTGTGCATGGGATATGCGTGGGCGTATACTCAACCTATAGGGCATTAAATAGGTTGGCTATGCAAGAGCGTTGGTTTGATGAGGATATATGGAGTGCTAAGATGGTTGCCCTTCGAAGCTTATCCATCCTCGAGAACGTTAAGTATCATCCACTCCGCGAGCGTTTCGTGGACTATTGCATTAAGGGAGACAAATACAGGTTGGGTATTGATATCCCAGGCTTTCTTGACAATATTGACGAAGAAGCCAAGAAAGCAACAGACCAAATGCCGGATTTCCTTGGATATACCAAGTCACTTCAGAAGTCGAGTGCCACCGGCCTCTCGAATTGGTGGATAGTAAACTATCTGAAATCTTTGACCTAAGGTCTGGGC